TTTGTTCCACCTGAACCACTGGCATCAGTAATGGCATTTCCACCTTTCCCACCAGCTGCACCTACGATTGCACCTTTCAAATTTCCATCTGCGACAATAGCTCCACCTGCACCACCAGCTCCTCCTTCATCAACGTCACCATTACTACCATTACTACCATCATTACCATTTCTTAAAATTGTACCTGCACCAGTTAATTCAACAGAGCAAAATATGCGATACCCAGCTGGGTCTAATTCATAAGTATTATCAATTGTCAAAGTTGTAAAATAAGCGTCTCTTGTTAAAGCGTTATTTGTAATAGGTCCTGAACTAAATGTACCGCTATTAACTGTAACTGCACCATCAGAGCCATCACCATAAACACCTGCACCTACATCAAGAAATGCTGAAATTCTTACACCATTAGTTGGGTCAATCTTTACATAACTATCAGCGTCACCCATTGCTATCCCATATACATCGCTTGAATAGTCTAAAAATCCATTCAAGTTACCCATTCTAGCTACTTCTGCATAGGCATTATAAGCTACACCTGTTCGAGCAAATACGCTGTAATAAGGTGAATTTGTACCTTCACCTAATAATCTTAACCAACCACCTGAATATACGGAGGTACCATCTGAACTACCTTGTTTAACAACTGGAGTTCCTGCTAACCATATTGGATTACTATTAGAAGCATACCCATTAGCTAAATCTCTGGTAACTGTATAAGTTGGAGCTGACCCAATATTTGTAACTCTTAGCCATTCTTCTTGAATACCACTAGCAGTTGACGCTCTCATTAACAAGTTATCATTAACTGCAAAAGTTGTTGCACCTTTAATTGTCAAAGTTGAATTATCAAGGGCTGTCATATCAACATCAAGTGTATCTGCATTTGCTACCATTAGTTGTCCACCAATAGCTGAAACAATATCGTAGGCAAAAGTTGCACCTCTCATCATTCCTCTAGCTAATATATTTTCTGCTTCAATTAAAGTTGGCTCAACTGTAAATCCTGAAACACCAGTTACATAGTTAGAACTTCTAATCCTCTGATTTTCACCATCTAGTGTTATGTAATTTCCTGAAGTTGCTCCAAGTCTAATTAAAGTGTTTGTGCTATCAATTAATACTTTACAACTATTTGCCGTTGCATTGTCGCCTATAAAAGTAGCTCCGATTATCCAACCACCAATTTCTCCGCTAGTTGCATTAATTTTTCCATCTATTGTTATGCTAAATGGTGCGGAAGCAGGATCAGTATCACCAGCCCACATCAGATAACTTGCATTTTGTGAATCTAACCTAATTATATTATCACCAGTACCGACTTGAAAGTATCCTTGACTGCTTAATTCAACATTATTAGCAAATAATAAATTATTAGTTAATGTCCAACCACCAATTACACCTCTGTTTGCTCTTACCTCATTAAGTTGTTCATTTCTTTGTGGAATATAATTTCCACTACTTGAACTACCTATTGTTGAAAGCTCACCATCTTTGCTGAAATCAACCTCTCCGATTGTCGGAATATAATTAACATAAATTGTATCGTCAATCTCCATAAAATCATATAAAAATAGCTTTTTTAAATTCAGGTGTTGTAGTTGCTGTTCCTAACAATTCAATTTTAATCTGTAATTGCTCACATTGTGGTATATTAATTTCTTCAGTACGAAATGATGTAACACCTGTCCCTATATTTGTAGTAGTATAAGTTCCTAAAGTTGTCCAATCATCTGTTAAGTTAATTCTAAATTTAATCTGTATTCCTTCATTAGCTGCTAATTCCTTTGCTAAACTAAACTCCATAGCATTAAATTCTCTTTTGTTTAAATAAGTTCCTAAACTATACATTGAACTTTCAAAACTACCTAAGTAATTTGTTGTATATGCAAAAGATGTAGCACTTAGCTTATCTATTCCATAGGTAGCGTGATCTCTCCAACCAACAACAAAAATATCTCTTGTAATACCAAGTAAAGCACCAATAATTAATGGATTGGTTCCACCGGTTGATTCGCTTGATATTGTATGTTCTAAATTTAATATATTTCCACTTGAAGTTTCCTGTAATGAATAAATACCCATTCCATCAGTTGATTGAGAACTAACTCCAAAAAATAATCTACTTTTAAAATTCATTATAGCTCCCGGTTGTGGTTCAAAATACTTACTACCAGTTATATCAGCAATGGAAATAGGAATCTGTGCTATTGGCCATGCTTGAGTTCCATTTGCTTTATAAACCTTTCCATCAATACCAGCTAAAATATATAGATTCTCGTTAATGTTAATCATTGCATTAACTCCGTTTTCATTCATTCTAACAATAGCTCCATAACTTGTCGATGAACCATCCCATAAAAATATATCAGCTACTTTATTATCATAAATATTAGTTCCCTGCCAAGTTCCGATAGCTAAATTGTTTCCTTGTTCAGCTAAACATTTTATTCTGTAATCTTCTGGTAAGGTTAAATGTTGAGCAGTGAATGTATAAGTTGATGCACTGTCAGGGTCAAAGTTCTCTCCAACATCTTCAGATACAGTTGCAACATAACGACCATTACCAATATATAATTTGCCGTCTAAGTTACTAACTAACATTGGTTCGTATAAGCTATCATTTTCACCCATTTGAATCCAATCATCTGTCCAAGCCTTAGTTCCTGATAAAGGTCCATAAGCATCACAATAATCTCCTTCAGCTACAATTAAATAGTCTTTAAATACTACTAACCCTTGTCCAGCACCTTCCCTATCTGAAAGTTCAGTCCAAGTAGTACCACTATTAGCTGATGTATAGACTACACCATTACTATCTAAAGCATATAAATTAGTAGGACTAGCTGGATTTTTAACAATCCATTTTACTTGAGCGTCAACTACTACCCCTGATTGCTTTACTAAAATATTATTTAATGAAACTACGCCGAGTTTACTATAAATATCAATATTTTTCATATTACCAAAACCAACATGAGGACTAGGTGCTATCCCTTGTCGAGGTGCTTGGATTATTAATGGTTTTGGCTCAGGCATATTTATTTATAACATCTTCTACTTGGATAAATTATTGCATTACTTTCACTTTCCATTGTTCGCCAGTAATCTTTAATATCTTCTTCTAACATTCTTAATTCTTGAGCTGTCTTTTGATAGTTAGGGTGTTTTGGGTTCATCCATTCTAAAGAAGCATATTTAGATAAGTGTTTGTGATGAATAACTGGAATACCAGGGGTTCCGCTTACTTTAATAAACTTATGAGTTCCTGATTGAGTTCCAGTAGTTTCAATTTCAGTAACACCAACACTTGAGGGTGTCAAAGATAACTTAAAAGTATCATCTGCTTTTCCTGATACATAATAAATATTTGAATCAACAGTTAAACCAGTTGGTAATGCTCCGTCAGTTACAAGCAAAACTCCGTCATTATCAGATAATCCATGTGCAACTGAAGTTATAACACCTGGATCAGCAACAGTAATAGTAAAAGTAGTAAATGATAGTTTTATTAATTCACGATTTACATAAGCTCTTAATCCACCTGTTTCATCATAATCAGGACAAGGTCTTACATAAATGTAATCACCCATTTTTGTCCAGTATGCTGGTGTATCTCTATCGTCACTGTCAGTTGAATATAACTCATTAAAATCTTCTATGTTATCAAAATCTTCTCTTATCAAATCAATTTCTTCAGCATCAGCGTCTAGTACTGCTAATTTTAATAATTGTAGTACCTCATTGGTAAATGAAGCCATTTTGTAGGCATTTGTTCCATCAGCTAAGTCCTGTGTTTCAACTGGTAAGCTAGTTTGCCCTGTGTCGTCAAAACTGGCCTTAGATGCAGCGTTAACTGCTAAAAACCAGTAACTGTCCAAAGCACTGTTAATATTCTGTATTTTGTCAATATTTAAGTAAACTTTATTTGTAGTAGTACAAATTTTGTTTATTTTGTTAAATATTGATTGTTTTGAAATTGGTTCAAAGTATTTCATATATTTAGTAAATAGCTTCCCCTATATGACCTACTGGAATTGTTGGGTCAGCATAAGTTTTAATATTAAATTTTTTAGCATTCTCACAAAAATACCAATCTTCACCCAGTTTGCATAGTCCGGACTCGTAATATTCAAATTGAAACCAAGGGCGTTTTATTTTTAAAAATACATCAGTCTTAATTAGTATAATTCCAGTACCGGTGGCGTGACATTCAAATACATCTTTATATTTAGGATCTTCGTTCTTATCAATATTAATATAATGAGTTTCATCAATCGCTTTCATTCTATCTAAACCACATCTAGGGTGATAAGCTACTCCGCAAATATCTTTGCCATTACTTATTAACTTATCTAAGGTTTCAGGCGGAAAAGTCATATCATCGTCAATCATTAAAAGATATTCTGATTTATTATTTGACGCTCGGATTGCTGTGTAGTTTCTATTCTCTGCTATTGTATACCCTTCTTCTGGTACTATTAAATGAAAATCATAGCCACCACGGTTAATCAACTCCAACATACATTGAAAAGTCTTTGGATTTATACCTCTGTTACTTGGAATTGCAATAGTTATCTTCATAATTAGTATGTTTTTAGTCCTATGTGTTTAATATCTAAACTATTATCTGCAAATACTTTATATCCAGCATTAATAGCATCTTCACAAAATATCCAATCGTGGCTTCGTTTAACCATTCCATTGTCATACCATTCATATTTGAACCAAGGTTGGGATAACTTTTTAAATACATTAGTTTTGATTAACAAACTACCAGTGCCGAGAGCCTTTACTTCAAATAAACCATTTGGTCGTTTATCATCTAAATATTCTACTACTGGTTCTTGTTCTTCATACTTAGTCATGTAAACACCACCAACAATATCTTTTTTATGAGCTAACAACTTTTCTAAAGTATCTTCAGGCAAAATCATATCATCATCTATAAAAAACAAGTAATCACACTCATTTTTAATTGCTTTAGCAGCTATGTAGTTCCTATTCTCACTTGTATTGTATCCACGAGTTGATACTAGAATATAAAACTCACAATCTGAATAAGCAACTAAATTCATAATAGATTGAGCTGTTTTTGGTTTTATTAATCTATTTGTTGGGATACCTATACAAATTTTTAACATATCCTTGCCCCCCGCAAAAGGGGCAAAGTATGTCAACAATGTAATTCTAGGCTACATTAATATCCATAAAGAATTCTTTTAGTTGGTCAGGCCAGTTTAAGCCATAGTCAACACGAGAAACAATACCTAAACCAGAAAGTTTTCCAGGGTCTTCGATAAATTTAGCTTTACCAAAAGTTCCTCTCAAAATTCCAATTTCACCTTGTTTCTTAATTCCAGCGAAAACATGATTTGCAGTATGAGAATTTGATAAATAATGATCAACTCCCATATATCTAAATGCTTTTTGAACTGCGATACCATTCTTTAAACTAATATCCGCTTCTGTAAAGCCATTAGCTTGTACAAAGGCTTCTAAAATTTCAAAGTCGGTAGCTCTCCAAGCAATAAAGATTCCATTTTCAACTGCTAAGTCTACACCATCGTTACCATATAATTTTCGCTTGATAGCTCTAATTATATCATCAATGTTAGCTGCGGATACTGTAATTGCATTAGTGTCGTCATCGCCACTATTTGCTAAGTCTGTTACACCGAAATCAGTCCAACTGCCATGAGCAGCTAGTACTAGAGTTTCAAGGGCTTCAGAAATCTTTTTGCCTTGAAAAGCAGCGATTTTCATTTGGTCTACATAACTTTGCTGATATCTATCAGCTTCGTCAACAAACATTGGAATAACTTTGTAAGTGCTAATAGTTAATGTATCAGCAGTTAAAATAAAATCTTCGTAATTGTAAGCAGTTCCACGAGTTCCTGATACCACGGATGGTTCAGTTGACATGTAACTATTTACAACTGTTCGATTATTTGAATATTTTACATTCAAAACATCCATCCAGACAGTAGGAGTAGCAATTCTTGCTCTCATTTTCTGCACGTAATCATGATGATTAAATAATACTGTATTTGCCATTTTATTATGTCCTTATTATTAATTATTAATAATCAGACATCGACCACCAAACTAGAAGGTATCGTCAAACATTTTATTGTCTGAACTCTGGTTCATTCTAGCGTCTATAACTTCATTAGCTAACTTCATGTCTTTAGGAGTAGCAAGACTTCCGTCTTCATTCTTTTTATCTACCCAGTGTTCAACAGTACCTTTACTGTCTACACCAGATTTACCACTCTTATCAGGCATACTATTTTCAGCTTCTCTTTGTTCTTTAGCTGTCTTTAATTTTCCTTTAATGTGTTCCATTTCTAGAATTTCAGTCAAAGGTAGATTAAGACGCTTAGCTTCATCCTTGACAACCTTTTGGTCGTCAGAATTTGTAACACCTTTAACTTCAAGATATGCTAATTTGTCATAATTTGGTTCGTCTGATTCTCCTTCATTTTTAGGAGTTTTAGGTTTCTCCTTTGTTGCATCAGCATTTTTTAATTTAGCTTCAGCCTTCTCCGCTCGAACCTTGTAATTGTCTGCTAACTCTTTTGCTTTAGTTAGTTCCTCATTAGGTTCGTTTGAATCATCAGGTTGATTCCCACCCTCATCATTTGTAGGAGTGATTTCCTCCAAGTTATTTTTTTTCATAGTATTGTTATTAAGGCAGTTTCAAACTCTGCCAAATAAAATTAAATTATTAGTCTGTTGCTATCATTTCCTCAAGCATACATACAATATTTTCATTAATTGAATCAACGTATGTTTTTTGAGTACAAGTCATTTCTAACCAAGTTTCAGCTGCGAATACATCAGCATTAGAATCTACACCCACTAATTCCATTCCGGCACCAGCTGCTAAAGTAATAGTCGCTGCTCCATCACCAGTAGTTGTAGAATTATGTATTTGCCAAGTTCTAGTAGAACCAACTTTAGGTAATAACAACATCATTGTACTTGTTGCTGGCATTGTAAATGTCAAACTAGACGCTTCAGTCATATTAAGAACTTCCCAAGTCTGATATTTGTATAAATCATTATAAGAAAACGTATTAGTTATATCTCTAGTAGTGGTTGAATAAGTCATTGAACTACCATAAGTTAACGATCCATAAATGTTTATATCTGAATAAATATCAGGTCCAGAAAAAGCTCCAACAATCATTTCATCTGGTTCATCTTGAGAATCTGATTCATAATAATTATAGTCACCTGCTACATTCAAACTCTGTGATACTGCATAAGCATATACACCAGTACCAACTGATAGAATTGCTAACAATGAAATAACTATATAAAATATTCCATTATTTTTCATTATTTTTTCCATATTTTTTCCTTTCTTTTTCAGAAGGCTCGACTACTTCCCTCTCTTTTTTAACTTTTTTCTTCTTTGATTCTTCCTCTTCTTGAATAATTTTATCCTTCAGAGAAAGCATCTTTTTGTCGTACAACATAGTTCCTTTACTTAATTATTTATCTAAATGTGATTGTGGTTGTTCCGGTATCTCCTGCCATAACATCTAAGTATAAACCAGTAGTATAGGTTACATCAAAAATATAAGTTTCAGCTGCTAAACTTGCTGGAATATGTGTTAATAAAACTGTACTGGTAGCTACATCTGATGATGCGAGTGAAGTAGTAGAATCAAGTAGGTAGTATTCTAAATCACCTGTCTTAGTAATTATTACTGAACCTAAACTACCCCAACCACCTCGGATTAATTAATCTTGCCAACCACCTGATCTAATAGGTGTAGTTGTAGCATTGTATTCTTGTCCAGTGACAATACTTCCAACATTATTATCTTGTAATTGACTATTAAAATATACTCCACAAACTCCAATAACAACGACCATTGTTACTATTACGAGTAGGGTATAAAGTTTATTAAATTTGCTCATAATCTTATATATTAATTATTATTTACCTTGTTTTCGTGGAGTTTTACAGCCACCTCTACCCTTGTTAGCTCTAGTTCCTTTTCCAGAACCATCTCTTTTTGGTGTTCCTTTTTTCATACGATTATTATTTACCTTTGTTAAAATTATCTGAATCAATATTTTTATTATCGTAACCTTTAATAGCTAGTAATATCTTATCAAATAGCTCCTCTGCTTTTACATATGCTCTGTATTTTTCACCTATTCTAGAATTGTTATCTCCACTATCAATTAATGGTTTACCGGCTTCAACCTTTTCTTTAAACAAAACCTTGATTGCTTCTAGCATAATTTCATCTTCAGCTAATCTTTGTAGTTTTTCTTCTAGTAGTTTTTTCATACTTGAGGTTGATTAACTTGGCCTTCAGCTAATTCTTTCAATGGTGCAGTTCCACCGCCACCTTGTTGAGGTGCTTGTTGCTGTGGTACTTGAATAGCTGAACTAAATGATATAGGTGATAAACCAGAACTCTCTAAAATAGTATTTAGCAACTTACCCATTTCAGGGTCTTGTCTAATTTGAGGTGTAGCAATATATTGTCGTAATACATTAACTACCTTGTCAGTTAGTAATGATAGATTCTTTTGTTTACCAGCAATATTAGTCATAACTGATATACTGATATCTTTCATCTCATCTTTTAATATTTTGAAAAACCACTTATTACCTTTCTTAGCTAAATCCGCTTTAATCTGATTCTGAAAAGCCATTATTAAATCTTCGTCAATATCCTGTAATGATAAAACCATTCTCTTTTTAAAGTTATTGGTCTTCTTAGTAATAACTTTTTCAGTAACCATTTGCATTTCATCAAAGGATAACTCTTCCATAAAATTCTGTTCTTTAACAATTTCTTTTGCTAAATGAGGTAATATCCAATCTCTATATATTTCATCCATAAATACTGCCAATTTTCCTTGTCTATACTTGTGCATTCCTCTACTTTCCATTTGTTGTGCTTCGTATGACTTAAATGGAGTTCCTGATGTTGGTGCTGCTCCCATCATAGCATCTGAAGCTGAACCTATTATTTGAGCGTGTTGCCAGAATCTATCTACACTACTATTAAATAAGTTTATATTCTGTGGATATGTATCAATCTTGCCTATTTTTCTACCTTCTTGCAGATTAAACACTTCATTATTTTCAACATCATTCAGATTGTTTCTAGTCTTAAATGATGGATCATCAGATACAAATAATGTTTTAGAAGCACTATCAAGCATTTCAGTAATCTTAACTTCATCCCAGTTAGTCCATATTTGACTCTCAAATAATTCTTCAACTCCACCTCTACCTAAAGCTCTATTCTTAATATCATCACGTTTTAAAAACTTAAATGGTAATTCAGGCATTTTCTTTTTAAGTAAACAAACACCTTGCTTCTTACCATCTTCTTTTCTATAAAATGCTACTATCTGAATTTGTCCTAAATCCATTTCACTTTCACCTTTTTCATCTTCTGTATCATCTAGCCATTCAGTTGGCATACTTCCATGGCATTCATATATAACTATTGAGTTTTTTTCTTTATCTTCTTTTTTAACTAAAGAAATCAAATCTTCAATATCAATATCAGAACCCTCACCGCCCCAATCTCTTAACTTAGCTTCCTTTCGTAACTCACTAAAACTCATTTCATGTTTAATGGCAAAAAGATTATTCAATATATCGTTTTGACTACAATAAGCTAGGCTTCTTAAATCAATTACTTCCGGCTTAACTTGCTTTGTTTTTCTAACCATAACACCGCCATAAGTACCATAACTTTCAGTTACTTCATCAATAAAAGTATCAATATCATTTTCTCTAGCCCATCTTTCGTGATACTTGTTAATCAAAAAGGATTTAAAATATTCATCTTTATTATCAACATAAAGGTTAATGTCTTTAACATCAAAACCCTCTGTCCTAAATTGAATATTAAGGATAGGTAATACAATGTTTTTAAAAGGTCTTAATTCTCTATTACTATTGTTATCTTCAAATTGACTATTCAAATATAAAAAAGAGCGGTTTAAATGCTCTTTCATATTCCAAGACCAACCATCAGCCAAATCGGTTGGTTCTGCATATTTAATTTCTTCGCTTATAATATAATCAAAAATTGTTTCCATATAATATTTAGCTATACTAGTTTTATAGTATCCAACAGGGTATCAAGAAACTGTTATAAAACTTAACAACCCTGCGAGATACTGTAAAACTACGAAACAATTTTTTATTATTTAATCTATTGCTTTGGCACGACTTTAATATTTTGTCCTACTACTAAGGTTAATTTGTTATCCTCTAGTAATTTATGTATTTTAATAACTATATCTTGTTGTGCTTTTACTTTTTCTGCTTCTGCTTTTTGTAATGGTGTTAAGATTGGTTTATTGTCAGTCATAATTAATTATTATTAAGTAAATATTTTAAATTTTTAGCCCAGATAACACGAGTAATCTTATTAGAGAATATACGTCTTATCAAAAACATATTCATTAAATGTTCATGCTTTTTATTGCCTAATGAGATAGTAAGAATACCTTTACCGTTTATCTGATTCCATGTCAGTGGGAACTGTGACAATGTCTTTTCCACTGTTTCCCCCTCCTGTGTCCACTTCTCCCCCAGTATCTCTATCACTATCTTGTATAGGTTGTTTTTCTTGCTCTTCGATGAGTTTGTCATATCCAGTTTCTAAAAATTTCTTAATTTTATATAACTCCCATAAACTTAGTCTTGGTTTTGCCATCCTATGCTTAATGGGATAAGCTAAGTGGTCTGCTTGAGGTACTATTTCAATCTCCGCATTGGGAACTGAAAGTATCATATCTAAATATATCATAGTATTTTTTTCAACTCCTCTACCTTTTCAGGGTCTTCAAGGAAATTATCAGGCTCTTCACTGTCACCTTTTTCCTGTTTCCATTCAACTATCTTAGCAATTAGCTTTGAATTATTAATTCTTATTGGTTTACCTACTACTTCAGATACTAATTTATCAATAGGAGGTTCTGTTCTATTTCTCACTTTTGGTCTAAATGCTTCTTTAGCATTAATTAAATCTTTTAGGTTAAAATCTTCCTCATCCATAACAATTTTTTATTAATTATTTACCTTTATTGAATTGTTTTTTATATGTATTTGGATCTAATTCTTCTTTAAAAGCCCTATCCCAGTAATCCTCTTCTTGTTTAAGTCTACCTAAATTTGCCAAAACATATCTTATACCGGACATGTGATGATTAGCACAACTAGGATCTTCTTTATTTACAATCCTACCATTATTATCAATTAACCAAAAATAGTTTTGATATTCTTGCCAAATATTGTTACTTCCTTTTGTAACTGATATTGGTTGATCTTGAACCAACTGAATGCCAGTATTTACACTATCCTTACCTTTTTTACATCCAATTATATTTAAACCGTAACTCCTTATTTCATCAATACTCTTTGGTTCAGCACTATCAGCTATAACTAATGTCTGTGGATTATCTAAAGCATTCAAGAAATTAGCTAACTGCCTGTTGCTCATCCCTTTTCTATATAATAACTCTTTAAATATCCAACCACCATTATAATAATATATCCTACCGCTAGCACTTGGATCTACTGAATATCCGAAGTCTAACCAAGTTGCTTCTAATCTAGCTTCATGAGGTACATTATCAACTTGTTGCCAATTTCTATAAATTTTTAGTTCTAAACTGTTTGGTTCACCCAACCATTTGTGTTTATAAAGTGCTGGCCTACTTATTTTATCATCTTCAATCTCTTTTAAAATAACATCAGGCATCATCTTATACTTGATAGCTATGTCATAATTTGTATTTATAATAAGTGTATTTGGTCGTCCTTGCTCAACTAATCTTGTATGAACAGGATCATTTTCTAATAATCTATTATATGTATATATAATCTTTGAACCTTTTTTCCTAATAGTAGGTGTTAATATTTCAAGACTATTTTCAGATACAGTTTGAGCTTCTTCAACCCAAGCTATATCTATACCTTCAGTTGATTTAACACTCTGTTCGTTATTATGTAATCCTTTAAATAAGAAATCCGATCCAGTCGTTTTATTAAGAATTGTATTGTTAGTTATTTGAAACTCATTAAAATTATATTTCTTAATCAATTCAGATAATAACTGATGAGAACTATCTGCTATTGAATTTTGAAACTCACGAAAACAAGCTATCCTAATTTTTTTTTCTCTTGCACTTATCAATAAAAAACGAGCAACTGTATGTGATTTCAAGGAAAACCTACCACCATATATAGCAGCTTCTCTCCAATCATTGTCAAACAACCTTTTATATTCAATTGGTATCTCAATTGTTTTCAGTTTTTCCATCTATAAATTTAACTAAAACTTGTTTAACCTTAATTTCACCACTATAATCAGATTTCTCCGTCATACCATGATTAGAGTTTAACATTAACTTAGCAATAGTTGAATTATAATCACCAGATAGGCCTTTTGCAATTAATATTTCCTTTTGTTTCTTCTCAATTTCACCTAATGTGTAAAGAAATTTGTCATGTACTTTACTCCAATCATACAAAACTTGCCTTGAAACACCTAAATATAAAGCTAAACCCTCGATGGTTGGCAAATTAACAACTAACTTCTGTTCATAACCAGTTGATTTATCACTTTCAAACTTAACTACCCTTATTTTTTCATCAACACAAGAATCTATATACTCATTAGCTTTAACAAGTATATCTTCATTATATTTAGTTGGTCTTCCTGCTTTTGCCATATAAAAAAAATACTAAAAAAGATTTTAGTATTTAAAATTGATAATTAATAAAGATTTGTGAATACATATTATATAGATTTGAATTTATAACTTTTACTTACTTACTAAAATTTATGACTGATCTATATTGTTTCATCATTTTAACAAATAAGCAAAATGTCATACCTCCATAAACCAGTTAAAGAGTTACTCCATTAACTAGAGTATTTTCCATCACTAACATTATACACTATTTCTAACTTTTTGTAAAATAGTCATACTGTATGACCGCTAGGTTGACACGAATTTATTATGACACAAATCTCACCTTTAGTAAAATATAGAAACTATTTTTATATTTTTTTTAATTTTACAAATAAAAATTTTTATGTTGTGATCTAAAAACTGTGCATAATTTAAGTGTTTACAAGAAAATAAAATTAATGTATTATTAAATTAATATGAAAAAAGCAGTGATAAACAATTTAACTAATTGCCAAAGAGAGCAGAATCATACTTGGGGTATATCATTCCCCCTTTCATACCCCCTTTCATATTATGTGGTTCTGCTCTTTTTATAGATAGGTATAGTCAAATAATTTGGGTGTTGTGGATAAGTATTATAATATAAATAAGAAATGGGTTAATCTAGCCAATAGATTGACCTGTTTTTTTATACAAAATGCCTTGACATAGGTATAGGCGCGTAGTACAATCAACTCATAATAAATAAAGAGAAAAAAAATTATGAAGTTAATGACAAAAGAACTTGAGGCTAGATTTAAAAAAGTTGGTTCTCAAGAAAAGGTAGAGGATGAAGCCGAACAAATGTTAGAAGATTATTTAAACTAAAAAAATATGAATGTAAAAAAATTACAAAGAGGTATTAGTGTAGAAGAAGAAGTTTATAAATGTCCTAAATGTGGCGAATTTGAACTAAGACCTGAAAGGGTTGGAGTAAGAAAAGCTTTTGAGCTTTGGGCAATGACTGGAACTTGGATTTGTGACAATCCAGATTGTGAGGTTGAGTATAGAGAAGACAGCCAAGGTGAATTAATAAAACAATAATATGGAAAAAATTTGTCCAAGATGTGGAAAAGGCTTATTGGAAGAAATGACCACACAAGAAAAAATTATAGCTGGTTTAAAAGAAGATTTAGATATATTGGGTTGTGATGAATGTTTATATTATGAATATGAATAATTATATAAATAATAAATAATAAACACTATGAAAACAAAAACAAAAAAGTACCGTACAAAAAAAAGAGAAATTAATAAGAAAAAAAACTTGATTTTATTCTTTTCCGTGTTGGTCGGTGTGTCGTCTGTTTTAGTGGCTTTTCAGGGAGTAAATACTGAGTTGGTATTAATTAACGACTTATACGCTAAAACTCCAAAAACAGCCAAATCTGAACAAATAAAGGCTACTGATATGACAATAGCTGATCATGTTTGGGAGATAATGACTGATGAGTATGATCTTAGCTTAAATGAAAAGGTAACAGCTATGAGAATAGTCGATTGTGAATCAAGATTTTATCCTTATGCTATTAATAAAAATACTGATGGGAGTTATGATTTAGGAATTTGGCAAATTAATGAGAAGTTTCACGATATAACTAGAGAGTGTGCTTTTGATGTGTATTGCTCTACTCGTTATGCTATGAGTATATACCAGTCTTGGGAATCATTTGAGGCATGGGTATGTTATTAACTAATAATTAAAATAAAAAATATGCCTAAATACTATTTTACATTTGGTTTTGGTCAGAAATATGAAGGAGGTTACCACGTTATAATTGCTAGAACAGTGGAAACAGCCAGAAAAATAATGTTTAAAAGGTTTGGATCGAAATGGTCAATGCAATATGATGAAAAAAATTGGGTAACTAAAAGCGGTAAAACTCAAGATAGAGAATATAATTTATATAAAATTAATTAATATGTCTATGAATGAAAAAATCATAGAGTTATTAAAACGTGCTTATCCTAGAATAGTTCACAAGGGGGATATATTTAGAATATTGTCGGCTTCGGGTTATATGCCTGATACTATATCAAGATGTTGCAGGAAATTAGCCGAAGATAAAAAAATAGAAAGAATTGATGGAAAACAAGCTGTATATAGTTACATACCAAGTGAAATTGTAAAAGAAACTAGACAAGCTTTTGCTGACTCTAAGAGTAAATTTAATAATAAACAAGCTAAAATGTTTTAAAATATGAATGTATACTATTGTAAATTATGTTACCGAAAATTTTTAAAGGAGGACATGGGTATCAGAGCTGATGGTGAAGTTACGGAATATTGTAAAATTTGCACTGGAATTTTGGGACATGATTTTGGAAGACATAGCCGTTTTAGTGATGAAGAAGCTAATAAATGGTTTGAGGAGATTGAAGAAAGAAAAAAACAATTATTAATGGAAGGAATTATTTAATTATGAAATGGTTAACAACAACTCAATTATTGGTAACTGATTGGTTCCCAATTAAAACTAAAAAAACGCTTTATGAACAAATTAAAAGCGGTAAATTAAAGGCTACTAATATTGGTGAAGGCAAAGAGCGACCTAGGTATGTATTCTTAAAAGATGATGTAATAAAGTTTTTAGTCAACAGGGAGGATTGGAGATAAGTTGTGGATAAATATTGTGGTATAAAGTTATTAAGTATGTTAAAATTAAATTAATACATTATGACAAAACAAGAAGAAACAACTAAAAGAGAAGAAGAAAGATTGAAGGATATGAAGTGGTCTATTCAGGGAATTTGGAATGATAATCTCAATCTAACAAAAAGAAGGGAACCAAAAGTCAGGGATTATATTAGTCCTAGTGATTTGGGTAAAAATTACTGGGAACGTTATCAAAAAATGATGGGAGTTCCTGAGGAAAGACAATTTGAGGATAGAGTTCTAAGGATATTCTCCGCAGGTGATGAATTTCATAACTTACTTAAAAATGTCTTTAAGGCTTGTGGAATTTTTATCAATTCTCAAGATGATAGTGGCTGGTCAATTATTGAACCAACAAAAAACCACTTAAAAATGTTAGGTAAGTATGACGTTTTAGCTGGCGGTAAACCTAATCATGATAAGGCAAAACAACTTTGTGAGCAGATGGAATTTTCAGATTTTGTTAAGGAAAGAACTTTATTGATGGTTGAAAAATTAATTGAAAAATATCCAAATGGTTTACCTGAATTAATTTATGAAGTGAAGTCGATTAACTCAATGGCTTTTTGGCACAAGAAAGATTATTTACAAGAAGCATACCCGTGGCATACTCTACAATGTTATGCTTATATAAAAGCTAATAATATTCAAGAGGGTAGAGTGTTATATATCAGTAAGGATGATTTAGTAACAGCAGAATTTCCTGTTTTTTTGAATGATAAAAAATTGGTTGAAAAGTATGACAAAGATATGACTGAAATGTCAGAGTTTATAAGAAAAAAACAAGAACCTCCAAAACCTGATAATGTTGTATTTAATAAACGAGGTAAGATAAGATTTCAGAAGAATAAAGAAAAGTATGTTATTACTGGTTGTTATGAAAAGAACTGGGAAATTGAAAGGTCAATGTGGCCTAAACGATTGACGGGATTTAAAAATCTTGAAGATTGGGTAGGTTCGATTAAGGGCGAAATTAAGGATAAGAATGATGAGATAAAAGCTAATTATATTAAAAATAAAGGACTTTAATAGTTGTTTAAGGACGACTAGGAAAGGTGGTGATAAAAATGAAAAGAGAATCATACATATTTAGTGATAAATTTTGGACACGTGCATTGGCAATTTGGGGTCACAATTTAGCTATTACTTTAGCTTTCTATGGTGTGTTATTTATTATAGCATTGTTAATAAGTTTATAAAGCAATAAAGGTCGAGATTAGAAAATTATGAATACTAATAAATAATTAAAAATAACATGGATATAAACAAAGCTATGGAACAAACAAGAGAGGAATATTCTACTGGAAAAAAATATGAAACCACTTATCTTAATTTTAAAGAAGATGGTACTTACAGAATTAGAATAGTTACTGGTTTTAAGCCGTTGGGTAACCATTGGATTAGTGGAAAAGCTAGCACTTGTTTTGGTATGCATAGAGGATGTAAAATTTGTGTTGAAGTTCAAAAAGATGTAGCAGAGATTTATGCCAGACAAGATGTTGATGATGATGAAAAGAAAAAGTTAATTAATAATTTGCCAGGTGTCTCGGTTCAAATGGTTTGTGGTGTGATTGATAGGAATGATGGTGATGTAAAAATTGCTAAAATACCTTATTCAATTAGCAAGAGAATCAGTGAATGGAGTAATAAAGAAGATTATCCGTTCAATAAAGATGGTTCTCCTAGTTTTGATATTGATGTAACTAAAAAAACAGACGGAAGGACTACTTATTCTGCTGATTTAGTTATTAATAGTCTAAATAATGAGTTATCAGAAGAAGAAAAAACTAAAGTACGAAAAGCTAACATTGATCCTGAAAGGTTTGTTACTTCAATGAAGAAAAAAGCGGCACAGGAGGCTGGATTGGATCCTGAAAAAATGAATTGGGAAAGCACTAAGAAAAAAGATGACAAAGAAGATAAGGAAGAATTGCCCGTCATTCAGGTAGAAAAACCAACAAAGAAGACTGATTTGGATATTGAATCAAGAGAGGGTATTAATGTTGATGATATACCGTTTTAATATTTTTGTGTGGGAATATCTTATGAAAAGGTATTCCTTGATGAAAGTATTGATTGTGGATTAAAATTATGGTACAATTCTAGCATATGAATATAAGAATCAAAGACGATGAAATTGTAAAAATGATTTGTAAAGACAATGGCATTACATTGTATCAATTAAAAAGCAGAAAAAGAGATTTTGATTTAGTTGATGTCAGATGTATAGTTGCAAATGTTTTTTTACAGATCGGTTATCCGCTTAATAAAATTAAAAAATTAATTAATCGGAGTGACCACACAACTGTAATTAATCTCGTTAAGAGGATTGAAAATAGACCATATTTGCAAAGATTGGTTGACAAATATGTTGAAAAATGTTTGTAATTATCTACTATTACGGAAAGTAAAGAGCCTAATTTGGTGCTATTGCTAGAGTGCAAAAGCCAAAAGCAATCTTATATCTTATCTCCGTGGTAGTATAAAGTTGTAAACATTTTATTAACAGATATATATAGAGTTATTAATAAGTTATTAACAGGTGTTGTGGATAAATATTTAACTAAGTTTAGCCAAGGAATAGCTGTTTTTGGCAAAAATTAAAAGTTATTAACTTACTTATTATTATTATTACTTATATATAAAGACTAAAATTACTATTAAGAGGAGTATGAAAAAGGAGTTAATAAATTTTAAAAGTGCGGATTGGTATGATGGGATGGTTGTTGATTGTAGAAGTATTGTTGTTGAGACTCAGTACAGGGCAAGAATGGAAGTTATTGAGGGTAAATGGGGGATAGGAGATAGAATTGTTAATGATGCTGGTTATGTTAGATTGGCACATGGTAGTGGTGTTTTTATGGAAGCTTTTAGCAAGGATATTGGTTTGAGTGTTAGTGACTTATATGATTGTATAAAATTTCGAAAGATGTTTGACAAAGTTTATGATGTATTAGAAAGTTTTGACAAGACTGTTAGTTGGTTTAAAATACGGCAAAAATATTTAGGTAAAAGAAAAGATGATGTAGGTAAACCTAGGACAACTTATAAAATAGATGAGATTATCTTGGCTTTTGAGACATGGCTAGATATTTCTAACAGGAATAATGTCAATGAAGAAAAATGGCAAAAAGAGAGAGATTTTTTCACAAATCAATTTAAAAAGTTTTTAATTAAATTAAAAAAATAGTATGAGTGAATTTTTAGATGGAGATTTATATCCGCTTTATAAATCAGAACCACCATTCATGAGTTATAAAGATGGGTTTGGATATTATGGTGTAATATTGCAAAGCATTAGCACTGGTAAAATACAATGTCATGTATGTGGTGGATTATATAAAAGTGTTACTAAACATATTTGGCACAAACATAATAGAATGAATTGTGAGGAATACAGAGAGATGGTTGGATTAAGTAATTTTACTCCGCTTGTGTGTGAAAATACGAGTAATAAAATAAGGGATAATTTTATAAATTTGAATGAAAAAGAAAAGAAAAATAGAGTAAAACTTTTGCAAAGTAATAATAAAAAATTACATTCGTCTGGAAAATTTGTTAAAAGACATAAAAAAAATGCAATACAATATAATAATAAATTTGGCACTTGTGATTTACAAATAAAATATAAATTTTATAAAATATATAAAAATCTTGGAAGAATACCCACGTGGAAAGAGCTTGATGGTGGAATTAGGAGTGTAATAGAATTAAGAATTGGAAGTTATTATGATGCATTAAAATTATGGGGTATAAGTGACAAAAAGATACAAGAAAAAAAAGAATTAGGTAAGAAAAATAGTTACTTAGCAAGAAAAGAAAAAGATTTTTTCCCCAAATATAATAAAGATGAAGTTATAGCTGAGTATGAGAATTATTTATTAAAAAATAAAAGACTTCCGACTTGGAAAGAAGTGAAAAATTTTGGTTTTGCTAGTAGGTCTGTATGTAAAAGAGTATTTGGTTCCAGTAGGAAGGATGTAATTTTACAAAAATTAAGTTGAAAAAGTAGAAGTTTATAATCATTAGAAAGTTTATGAAAACTGGAATATTTAACGCCTTTAAAGCAGAGGATAGGGATATGTTTATCTGGAATAGACAAACTTGTTGGGCTTGTGGCCAAAATCATGCTGATTGTTTACATCATATATTTGGTAGAGGAATGAGAGGTGATGGAATACATAATAGTATTTTAAATGCGGCGCCGTTAAATAATAGTGATTGTCACCTTTATAAAAAATTAAATGATCGAGTTACGATAGAAAAGTTTTTAGGGCTTACTTTACAGCTATTAATTAAACAAAATTATAAATTAAAAGATAGAGATAATAAATTTTTAGAAAAATATTCAGAATATTATGTCAGTATTAAAGTTTAATTTACCGTTACCCCCTAGTAAAAATGTCAGAACGGGTTTTAGTTCTAGGGGATCTGTATATACAACAAAAAAAGTTAAAGATTATTATGATTATGTTGAAAAGGTTTTAAGGTTTGAAATAAAAGCTCATAAATTGTTTATTAAGGAAGATAAGATTGTTATTGATTGTTGGTGGTTTATTAAAAAGAAAAATTGTGACGTTATTAATTTTCATGATTGTTTAGCGGATGCTATTAAAAGAGGAATTGAGATTGATGATAGGTGGTTTTTAATAAGAGACATGGATTTTGAGGATTGTTGTGGTGATCCACGTGTTGAAATAATGATGTACTATTTATAATTTATTGAGAGGCAACCTGTAATTAACTGTTTTACATGTTAAGGCAGGGATTATGTATATTGTTGTTTTTAGAATATTAATCTTTTGCAGGTTGTTCCTCAATAGATTGTAAAAAATAATAAAAAAATATGGAAAAAATAAATTGGCACAATGAAGCAAGAAAAGTTAGTGAGCTAATACCTAATCCTGAAAATCCTAGACAAATGAGCGAGGTTGAGGTTAGGAGATTAAATGAGAGTTTAGCTAAATTCGGGATGGCTGATGTTGTCATTGTCAATTTAGATAATATGATTGTTGGTGGTCATCAAAGAATTACATTATTGAGAGGTGAAGGAGCAGAGGATGTAGATTGCAGGGTTCCTGATAGAATGTTAACTCCTGAAGAAGTTAGAGAATTAACATTGAGATTAAATAAAAATACTGGTAGCTGGGATTTTGATAAGTTGGCTAATTTTGATGAAGATATGTTGCAAGATGTTGGTTTTGATGATGAGATAAGCAAAATGCTTGGTGACGACAAAGAACAGCCTGAATTAGAATTTAGTGAAGAATTGTTATTGGAGCATAATTATGTTGTGCTCTATTTTGATAATCCAATGGATTGGGAAGTTGCCAGAGATAAACTTGGGATAAAAGAAGTTAAAAGTCATGCGTTAAGTGAAAAAAGTGTCAAACGAGGCACAGGAAGAATATTAAATGGAAAAGTATGGATAGAGAAATTAATATAATAATACCTACTTACAAACGAGCTCAATTTCTTAATGGAATTAATTATTTTGGTGATTTTGCTAAATGGTGTTTACCTGAAAGTCAAAAAGAAGAATATGGCAAAGTATTAAGGGAAGATCAAATGTTGATCATTCCTGATGAAGAAGATGGCAGTATTACTAAAAAGCGTAATTGGATTTTGAAAAATGTGCCTAGACCGCTTGTAATGATTGATGATGATGTTAAACAGATTGAGTATTTGGAAAATAGGAAAAGCTTAAAATGTGGTTACAAGGTGTTACCAAAAGAATATTTTGAGTGGTTTTTGCATGAAGGGTTTAGTTTATGTGAGCAGTTTGAAACTGTTTTATGGGGTGTTTACCAAAAACCTGATAGTAGCGAGTATGAAGAATATTTACCTTTTAACCTTACGAATATAATTTTGGGACCTTTTCAGGGACACTTAGAACATAATTTGTTGTTTGACAGTAGGGTTGGAACTAAAGATGATTATGATATGAGCTTGATGGTGTTAAGGAAATATAAAAAAGTATTTAGATGGAATAAATTTGTTTATAGGTGTAAACATGGAGATAATGAAGGTGGGATTGTTAGTATGCGAACTATGGAAAAAGAAATAGAGTATTGTCGTGCCGTTGAAAAAAAATGGGGGCGATCAGTCATTAAATATAAATTAGAGCCTAAAAAGCCTGTTGATTTATTAAATGGTATGGTTAATGTGCCAATAAAAGGAGTGTAAAATATGATTAGAAATAATGTAAGAAAATATTTAGAAGAAATTGGCGCTGTGCCTAAATTGGATGGTGATGTTTATGGTAATAGAGGTGATTGGGTATATATTGATAGGGAAAGAAAAAGATTAATAAATATTGATAGAAGTATATTGGAACATAGTTATTTGAAGACTGTAAAATTAATGATAGATGAATTAATAAAATAGTATATGGCAGAACATAAAGAAGAAAATAAGTCAATAGATAGTGACACA